GTACCATCTGGATCATCTTGTGTTGCACTTGCAACAACTGCATCGCTAATATTAAATTCTGATTTGTATGTGCTTATATCACTGTTTAGTGAAGTGCTGTCTGCAGCATCACCAAGTATGTCATTAAACTCTTGTGCATCTGTAAGTGGATTGAGTTTTACTCTCCAAATATGACTGTACCAAGTTTGACTAAATCCTTCAGCACCACGGTTACCGTCTGCTACTACATAATATTTACTTATTGGTGCTTTGTTTGCATCTAATAATAAATCATCACGTAAATGTGGCAACTCCAGTACATCACCAGGAAGTAGTTTCCTTCCAAGTAGTTCAACCATATCATTAGTATGAAATGTCATATAAAATTGGTCATTTGCCAAAAACATACCAAATTGTGTTAGGTCAAAATCGTTGTCCTGTACATTGTATATACCACGTAGATCGTAAATGTCCGGATCGTATTTTCTATCTCTGTTTTCCAAGAACAACAAGTCTTGTATTTTCGTTTCATTAATAATACTGTCTATATTAATGAAGTCTCCACTAAGTGGATCTACTTCACGACCTTCAATATAATTAGGTTGTGATGGATCATCTTGGTCTGGCTGTACAGCTGGCCCAACGTATTTGTGTACGTTAACACCAGTGCCGCCAATCCAAAACTGCTCACGGATCTGTCGATCCATAAAGTGAAAATCGTTAGTTTTAGTTGGTTTATATAAACTTAATCTTGGCATACCTATATTTATGGCTTGACAATGCTTTTAAGATAGTATATCGTATATAAGTACCAATTGATAGTTCAGGAGAATATTATGGCCAAAACGGCAACTCGTAAGAAAAAAACAGTAAGAGCAACTAGACGCAAGACTGAATGGGAACTAGTACCACTAGATAACTGGCATTCTGCGCAATATCATATACACTATATGATTGAAACTAAGCAATGGGAACAAAAAGTAAAAAACTATATCAAGAAGAATTATGATAAAGAAACACTGCAAGCTATTAATAAACTTCCAAATTGGAAAGTTGGTGGCAAAAGTCACTGGGCAGTAGCGGCACACATGGAGGAGAATGCTCCAGACAAAGTACACCCACATTATGTAGGTAAGCTAGATGAGTGGATTAAAGAGCTTTATGCAGAAGGCAAACAAATTGCCGATACAAAAGCTGAAGAAGCTAAATCAAAAAAGCAAGTTCATATTCCAACTATACAAGAGCGGTTAGAAGAAGCAACCATTGATAAAATGGAAGAGCTTGATCAGTGGGAGGATGATTGGATTCGTGATCCTAAAAAGAACCCTCTTAAAGATAAACAGCCACTAAATTTGTTCAAGGCTCAGCAAATTAATCTAGGACATGCACGTTTTGTACAGCGGTTTTACGAAGGTACATTTAACGAGCTTGAAGAATTAATTAATTTGCCATCTCCTAAAAAGCAAGATGATATGCAACAGCAACTTGCAGAAGGATACAGTAATTACAGCAAGAAGGAAATTAAAGAGCTACATAGTTTTTATCAACGTATTATGCAAGCTCTTGATATTATTCGAGCTGAGAAGAAACAAACTCGTGCAGTACGTAGACCTAAACAAAAGAGTGCAGTTGATTTAGTTAAAAAACTAAAGTTTAAGTCAAGTGATGCAGACTTTGGTATTAGTAGTATACCTCCACAGGATATTATTGGTGCAACTGCATTGGTTGTATTTAATTGTAAAACACGTAAACTTGGTATCTACTATGCAGAAGATCATTCAACACTGAGTGTTAAAGGTACTACAATACAATACTTCAATGAGAATGGCTCAAGACAAAAAACAGTACGTAAGCCTGCAGAAGTCTTACCACGTTGGAAAAAAGTAACACAGCATAAACTAAGTGCACAGTTCGGATATCTGAAAACTACAGACATCAAACTGAACGGTAGAATCAATGAAGATACTGTGATACTGAAAGCGTTCAAGTCATAAATAGTTATATGACAAAACGTGATGAGTTAATTAAAGAAATAGAGTTACGCTTAGGCGGACAAATGGTAGACGTAGAGCTCGATCCAGAGCACTACGATCTTGCCATTCGCAAAGCGTTTGAGAAATATAGACAGCGTAGTGAAAACAGTACTGAAGAAAATTTCATCACACTGGAGTTAATGGTTGATGTAGCAGATTACACTCTACCTGATAACGTAGTAGAAGTTACCAATGTCTATCGTAGAGCAAGCGGCACACTTAATGGCAGTGGTGGTGCAGATATGGAACCGTTTGAGGCGGCATATCTAAATAACTATTTGCTACATGGTGGTAGAGCTGGTGGCTTGGCCACATTTGATGCACTATCACAACACCGTGAAACACTTGGACGTATTTTTGGTAAAGAGCTATTGTTTACTTGGAATACTGTTACCAAGAAGCTAACAATTCATCGCAGAACAAAAGCACAGGATACAGTATATCTTCATACCTACTCAACACGTAGTGATGAAGAATTATTAAGTGACACATACGCAATGCCTTGGGTTAAAGAACTATCATTGGCATACAGTAAACTAATGTTAGCTGAAGCCCGTGGTAAGTTTAATACTATCGCTGGACCGCAAGGCGGCACAAGTCTTAATGCTGATGCATTACGTATGGATGCACAAGCTGCAATTGATAAACTTGATGACGAACTTAAACTGTATTCAGATGGCCAAGCAGGTCTTGGTATAATTATCGGTTGACAAACCGCACAAATACAATTATAATATAAACATGAAATATAAATTACTCGTAATAGGCCATGGTCGTCATGGCAAAGATACTGTCTGCGAAATACTTCGTGACGAATATGGATATACATTTGAGAGTAGCAGTCAATTTTGCTCTAAACTTTTTATCTATGATAAACTAAAAACCAAATACAACTATTCTAGTGAAGAAGAATGTTATGCTGACAGGCATAATCATAGAGCTGAGTGGTATAATGCTATTTGTGATTATAATGTTCCTGATGCAGCAACTCTAGGTAGAGAAATGTTTGAAACCTATGACATCTATTGTGGGCTACGTAACAAGCGTGAATTCTTCGCAATGCAAAATACTGGTGTATTTGACTATTGTATTTGGGTTGATAGATCAGATCGTTTGCCTTTAGAAAGTCACAAGTCAATGAGTTTAGAACAATGGATGTCAGACTTTACAATTGACAACAATGGTGATTTATCCGAACTATCGTTTAATATACACAAGCTAATGAACCATTTACACAGTAAAGTACGTAGTTAACCACTGTTTCCCCCCTGATATATAGCCTTCATAATAAATACATGTTATAAACCAGAGGAGAAACAAATGGCTTTAGTATCACCAGGTGTACAGGTTAGTGTAACTGACGAGAGCGCATATGGCGCAGCCGGAAACGGAACAGTACCATTAATTGTTGTAGCCACAAGAGAAAATAAATCAGATCCAACTGGTAGCGAATCAGACGGTATTGCAAAATATACAAAAAGCGCACATGTAGGTGAAGTAGTACAAGTTACATCACAGCGTGAGCTTACACAATATTTTGGTAACCCAACATTTACTACAAGTGGATCAGCTATCGTACAAGGTAGCGAAACAAGCGAATACGGTCTATTAGCTGCATATAGTTATTTAGGTCAAGGCTCAAGAGCATATATTGTTCGTGCAGGAGTTGATTTAGCAGGATTAGATTCAACTACAATTCAACCAACAAGTTCATATTCAACAGCAAATACATACTGGCTAGACACAGACGCTAGTAAGTATGGTATCCACGTATGGAATTCAACTACTGAAGTATGGGACTATAAAACACCAACAGTAGAAGTAATTGGTACAGCGGCAGGTACAGCACCAGCAGCCGCAGTTGTAACTGGCGGTTATCATGTTGTAATTTCAACATTAAGTAACAGTATTGAATATTATAAAGAAACTGGAGCGGCATGGGTAACAGCAGGCGCAACACTAGCACCACACTATAGCGTACCAGCAGGACCAAGTAATGGCGATGTTTGGGTTAAAACAACTAGTCCAGGAAATGGTGTAAGTATTGTTATTAGTAAATTTATTGAAGATGCATTTACTCCACAAGCAGTAGTAGGTGTAAGTGATGGTACAGACAATGCAGACATTACTACATTTGTTCCACAAGATGCTTCAAGTGTAACAGCACTAACAGCAAGCGCACCAGTAAACGGCGTACTACTAGGTGAAGGTTCAGATCAACTTGATATTTTACTAGTAAGCGGAGTAGGTGCACCAATTACAATAGCTACTTCAATATTAGCACAAATTGCAGCACCAACAGCAACAGCAAAAGTTGGTCAAACTTGGTTTGATAATACAGTTGACGCATTAGACATTTATGTTAGTGCTGGATCTGCATGGACAGCAGCAGCCGATGTACAATATGGCACAACAGCACCAACAACTGACAAAGATGGAAACGCACTAGCAGACGGTGATGTTTGGGTGGATACAAATGCAATGAACCATCATGCTCGTGATTATCCAAAAATTTACAAGCACAACGGTTCAGCATGGGTTAAACATTCTAACACTGACCAAACAAGTGAAAAAGGTGTATTGTTTGCTGATATTGATGACACCAAAGGTGGCGGTTCAGCAATTACAGGCGCACCACAGGCAGTAATTTATCCAGACGGACTAGTTGCAGTTAACATGGCACAAAGTAAAAACACAGTACGTGAGTGGAATGGTTCAGCATGGAGAAATGCTGTAACTAATCATTCAGATGGTAGTGGACGTTTTGGACGTTATGCACAACGTGCATATATTTCAGCAGGAATGGCAGCAGTTACATCTGGTGCAGATTTACGTGAAGAGCAGTACACATACAGCTTGTTAGCGGCACCTAACTATCCTGAACTAACAGACGAACTAGTTACACTAAACAGTGACAGAGGCGAAACAGGATTTATCATTGTTGATACACCAATGCGTAAAAATGCAACAGATGCAATTAGTTGGGTTCAAAACTCAAATGTTGCATCTGAGAATGGTGAAGATGGTCTAGTAACAAACAATACATACAGTGCAGCTTACTATCCAGCAGGTCAATCAACTGAGCCAGTAAATGGTAAAACAGTTGTTGTTCCACCAAGTCATATGGCACTTTACACATTTGCTTATAATGACAACATTAGCTTCCCATGGTTTGCTCCTGCAGGCCTAACAAGAGGTGTTGTACAAAATGCAAGTGCAGTTGGACACATTACTGCTGAAGGTGAGTTTAAAGCAGTTAGTCTTACACAAGGTCAACGTGATGCAATGTACACAGTTAAACTAAATCCAATCACAAGTTTTGTTGGACAAGGTACAGTTATATTTGGACAGAAAACACTAGCAAGCGCAACAACTGCACTTGACCGTGTTAATGTTGCACGTTTAGTTGCTTACTTGCGTGAACGTTTTGATGAGATTGCAAGACCATTCTTGTTTGAACAAAATGATGCACAAACTCGTGCTAGAGCAAAGCAAGTATTTGAACGTTTCCTAGCAGACATCTTAAGCCGCAGAGGTGTAACAGACTTTGCAGTTGTTTGTGATGGAACAAATAATACACCAGCACGTATTGATCGTAATGAACTTTACATTGATGTGGCAATTGAGCCAACTAAATCAGTAGAATTTATTTACATTCCAATTCGTATTGTTAATAGTGGCACACTAAGCAACGTTTAATAATAAAAAATAACTACAAACTTAATGGGCGCCTAGTGCGTCCATTTTTTTTCACTGATTTCTTATAAATAGTATTAGCTAGTATAGAGGAGACTAATATGGCAGTTCTAACAACATTAGGAGTTCCAGATAACACAGGGAACACCACAACTATTATGCCAAAGTTGCAGTACCGTTTTAGGGTGACGTTCGAAGGCGAAGGCTTTAGTTCAACACCAACTAGAAACGTTATTAGCACAAGTAGACCAGGACTAACACACGAACCAGTTCAGGTTGATGCATACAATAGTAGAATTTATTTAGCAGGCAAACACACATGGGAGCCTGTAAGCATCGTACTACGTGACGACATTGATGGTGTCACATTACGAGAGCTAAATCAACAACTTAACAGACAAGTTGATCATGCAAACCAAAGCAGTGTACGTGCAGGTGCAGGATACAAGTTTACATGTAGAGTAGAATCTCTAGATGGACAAAATCCAACACCAGGTGTACTAGACACATTTGAGCTAAGTGGTTGTTATATCACAAACATTCAGTATGGTGATATGGCATACTCATCAAGTGAGCAAGTGCAAGTTACTGTACAGTTACAGTATGACAATGCAGAAATTTATGATGCAGCTGGTAATGCAACGCTAACCGGTGCAACAGTAGACAACTCATTAGTTAATGCAACAGGTTAATCTAAATGGGATTAACTTCTAATACTGGCGCTTTTAATGCCGCAGCATCAATTTACGGAGTCGACGACGAAGTAATGTTCAAGAGGCCTAGACAGAAATTTAACTTTTCTGTCTTTATGCAACTTGATGATGCTGTGACATTATCGGATGCTAGTTATGGTAAATCATTTGTATTTGATAGAGTGTTGGGCGTTGATATGCCTAACTATCAATATAATGTTACAAGGTTAAATCAATATAACCATCAACGTTTTGTAACAACAAGACAGGAAATAAGTCCAGCAACTATCAATTTTTATGATACTATGGATAATCAGTTTCAGTCACTACTAACTGATTACGCTGGATATTATTATTCACAAGGATTAACTGAACTTGATATGCCATTTTCATCAAATGCCAATGCTGACAGTGTAACGACTCCAAGTGGTCTTACTGCAACAGCGGCAAGCGGTAGATTCTTTTTTAATCGAATTAGTATAGGTACAATTGACACCAGAAGTAATGGTTCAGAATCTGGAAGAACAGTTGACATGATTAATTGTATGATAACTAGTGTGTCACATGATAGACTTGATTACAGTGACAGTGGCGCAATGACCTGGACAGTACAATTTCAACCAGAGCACGTTGAGTTTGGCACAATTGGCAGTACATCTGTTTAATCAGTTATAAATACGTATATAATGGCATCTAAATTTCAACAGGGTATATTTGAACCTAGGAATCAATCTAGGTATATTGGAAAACATCTACCACGATATCGTAGTGGATGGGAGTTAAAATTTATGCGGTTTTGCGATACTCATCCAAATGTGGTTGCATGGGCCAGTGAGTCACACCGTATACCTTACTTTAACCCTATAAAAAATAAGCAAACAATGTATGTTCCAGACTTCTTTATAGTATATGAGGACGTAAACAAAAAACGACATGCAGAGTTTATAGAAATTAAACCCGCTGGACAAATACTTGGCAATGCTAAAAGTACAGCACAAAAAGCACAAGCAGTTGTTAATGAAGCAAAGTGGCAAGCCGCCAAAGCATTTTGTAGTAAACAAGGTGTAGGATTTAGAGTACTAACAGAAAATGAATTGTTTAACAATCCCAAAAAGTCAAGACCAAAAAGGAAAAAGCGATGAGTAGAAAAATAGAAGAAGTGTTTAACATGGGCAATGATGCGCTAAATCCACCACCACAAACAACTGAAGATGAAACCGGATTTAACTTAGAACAGATGCAAGAAGTATTAGCAACCGCAGATAAAATCGATCAAGCATTGCCAGCAGTGCGTGATTTAGAGTCACTTGATAAAGACATGGATGAATATGCTGTACAAGCAATGGATGCGTTTAAAGACCTTATGGATCTTGGACAAAACGTAGAAGATAGACATGCCGCTCCAGTGTTTGACAGTGCAAGTAAAATGATGACAAATGCTATTACAGCTAAAACAGCAAAGATGGATAAAAAATTAAAGATGATTGAAATGCAAATGCGTAAACGTAAACTTGATTTAGAAGAAAAGAAGGTTGAAATGCAAATTGCAAAGATGAACGATACTCCAGTTGATGGTAGTCCTATTGAGGGCGCTGCAGAAGAGTTTGATCGATCAGCATTAATTAATGATATCATGACAAGCATGAAAAATAACAATAGTGATAAATAAATATAAGATAGGAATAGTAGAATGAAAAGTTTACAGCAATATTTAACAGAATCTGAAAAAACATATAACTTTCGGTTAAGAACCGTATCGTCGTTATCAGAGGAACAACTGGAAAAATTAGAAATACACTTAGCTCGTTATAATGTAGAGAGTGTTAGTACACCCAAGACTAGCATTATTCAACGAAGCCCTGCAGGATTTGGCGACATAGGACCTAGTGCAGTATCTACTATGGAAATTGTAACACACTTACCATGCACACCAAACGTAATGCAAGAAGAAGTTGCAGCCGCAACAGGCATACACCTTGGTGCTATTAGAGTATATAATGAAGGTGAGTTTGTTGAAGAAGAAGAGATTATTGAAGAAGAGACTACTGATGAGGAAAGCAAAAGTGTATTAGCAGATGCTGATTACAGTGATGCAGATAAAGTGGAACATAAAGACAATTTTGGTAATGAGTTTGTTGCTAATTTTGTTAAGAACTTACCTAAATCAGAATTACATAAAGAATATAAGGTATAAAAAAATGGATTTAAGAGACTTAGTAAAACTAGCAGGCATCGTAAACCCAGAAGTTCTTAACAGGATCGATGCAACAGCAGAAGTAGAAGAAGCTGATGGCGCAGGCTTTGAACAAGCGACAACTGCTCCAGAAGAAGAAATAATGGATGACCCACTACAAGCAATGGGTAGTGATGTAGACACAAGTTTACGCCGCTATTTAAAAGCAAAGGGCGATCACGCAACGATAGACGAAGAAGTATATCCGGATCATACTGTAGAAAGTGTAAGCGAAGCATATGCTACGTTTAAAACAGAAAGTGCAGAAGATCGTGCACGTTATGATGCAGATGAAACACCACGTGGTGAGAAGAAGAAGAAAGTTTCTCTTAAAAAAGCACCATGGGAAAAAGATGACGATAAAGAAGATGCAAACGAAGATCGAGCAACAGGTATCAGAGGTGCGTTATCTAAATTACCAGGTATTGGGCATATAGCTCACGGACATGATCATGCGCCTGGCCCTGCCCCAATGGTAGATCCTGAACCAGTTCCATCACCACCATCACCACCAGATAGACCATCACCACCATCACTACCAGATAGACCATCACCACCAACACCAGCACCAGCACCAGCTAAAAAACCAAGAGTACAAAAACCATCATATGATGATGCTATTATCAGAATGGCTAGAAAATTAGCAGGTGAATCAGTAACTGAAGATGCTGGAAAAGTAGGATACATGGAAATGTTTTTTACAGACCGTGATGGCGGCGAAGTTAGCCATGAGGTTGAAGTTACACTTAAAGACGGCAAACTATCTATCACTGGTAACATGCCTGGTCCAGAAGACGATTTATATTATGACGATGCAGATATCGAAGAGCAACTACGTGATGCACAGAGAGATATGAGTGTTATTGATTTTTCAATGTATGAAGCAGATGTTGAAGAAAATGCATTTAATCAAGCAGCAGCTGCGGCGGCAAGAGCTAATAAGTCAGAGTTTGAATTTGGTGGTAAAACACACAAAACTACAATGAAAAAAGATACTGCACACAAACTAGATGATAGTGAAGATGCAGAACTGTCAGTTCTTAGAAGAAACGCAGGACTATAACATGGAACATTCAAAAATAGATAATACATTTATGAGATCAATGGCCCAGATTAACAATCTGGAAAAAGTATTCAGAGAAGGTGGATTATTAGAAAAAGCAATTAGTGATATCAAGGGTGATGTTGCATGGCTAAAAGATATTAGAGAAGCATTATCAAATGCTTATAAATCACTTGAAGAAGGACACTATGGTACAACAGGCCATTTAGATGTTCCTGAAAGTGCTGAACCACAATCAGTGACGCAAGAAGCAGGTGCACCAGACTACAATCCATCACGTGGCGAGTATGCTAGTGAACGTGATTATGGTATGTTTACTGATGAAGGCAATGCTGAAGTTGCTGAGATTGTAGACGATATTGTTAAGAGACACGAAGCAGGTGAATTTGATAGCCCAGAGCGTGCTATTGATGCGGCCATGTCAGACTTAATGAACTTGTCAGACGATAACAGCGATTTTGCAGAAGCTGATGATACTGATGTTAGAGATCAAGTAGCACGTGACTTAGAAAGTCGCATTGGTCGTGATAGTGGATTTGGTGAAGCTATCGAGTATATGAAAAAATTAGCAGGATTAGAACAATGAAAAGATTTACTGAATATTTAAACGAAGGAACCAAAGGTTGTTCTGATTGTGAATACATGAAAGACGAAACTGATGGTGAAATTGATACATGTGATGAATGTGCGGCTGAAGAAAGAGCTAAAGCTAGAGCCAAAACCAACGAAGCAGTTGGTGACTCTGCAGAACCAATTTATGATTTATGCGATGAGCTAGGATGTGATACAGATCATCCAGTATTTGCAGAATTAGTTCGTTATTTAAGTGGCGATCAAATTGAAGATTTTGTAGCAGACTTCCGTAGACACAATGATATGAATGGTGGCATGGAAGAAGCAGCTACGTCTGACAAAGAATTAGATTACTTGCGCAAACTAGCAGGTATGTAATATATAACCCTTAATTACAGGCTTAAGGTTTACACATTGGGAGGCCACAAACGTAAAATGTGGTCTCCCTTTTTTCAGCCAGCATAAGTATTAATATGTCAGTAGATACAAAACTAACCAAAACCCCATACCAAAGAGAAAAGTACACAACAGAACAACTACAAGAGCTTGCTCGGTGTACTATGGATCCGCAACACTTTATTACAGAGTATTGCTGGATTCAACATCCTACCAAAGGACGCTTAAAGTTTGATCTTTTTGATTATCAGCGTGGTTTGTTAGACAGCTACCATAATCACAAATATAGTATTGCACTTATTAGTAGACAGATGGGTAAGTCAACTGCGGCGGCGGCATATCTGTTGTGGTATAGTATGTTTATACCTGACCAGACTATTCTTATTGCGGCACACAAATATAGTGGTGCACAAGAGATCATGCAACGTATCCGTTTTGCTTACGAATTACTGCCAAACTTTATTCGGGCTGGTGTTACTGCATATAACAAAGGATCGTTAGAATTTGACAACGGTAGCCGCATTGTCGCACAGGCTACAACAGAGAACACCGGACGTGGTTTAAGTATATCGTTAGCATACTTAGACGAATTTGCATTTGTGCGTCCTACTATTGCTCGTGAATTCTGGACAGCATTATCACCAACACTTAGTACAGGCGGTAAATGTATTATTACAAGTACGCCCAACCAAGACGATGACCAGTTTGCACAGATTTGGCGTGAAGCATTAAAGACTACAGATGAGTTTGGTAACGAAAAAGAAACAGGCAAAAATGGATTTAAAGCATACAGTGCTGATTGGACATTTCATCCAGATAGAGACCAGGCCTGGGCAGACGAAGAACAAGGCAAGATTGGCGAAGAACGTTTCCGTCGTGAACACCTAAACGAGTTCATTGCATTTGACGAAACACTTATTGATAGCTTAAAACTAACACTATTAGAACATAAAGATGTTTACAAAAAGACAGGGCAAGTACGTTGGTATAGACCTGTGCAAAATGGAAAAACTTATATTGCAGGACTGGATCCAAGTCTTGGAACAGGCGGAGACAATGCTGCTATACAAGTATATGAACTGCCAGGTATGCGTCAAGTAGCAGAGTGGATGCACAACAAAACATCAGTACAAGAGCAAATACGTATACTACGTGGAATATTAACTGATGTGCAATCAGAGGCACCAGAAAGCGAAATATACTGGAGTGTTGAAAACAATACACTAGGCGAAGCCGCACTAGTAGTAATAAACGAAATGGGCGAAGAGAATATACCTGGAACATTTATTAGCGAACCACGCAAATCTGGTTCAAATAGAAGTTATAGAAAAGGGTTTACAACTACAAATAAAAGTAAACTTGCTGCTTGTAGTAAATTTAAAAACTGGATCGAAGTTGATAAAATGGAGATCGCTAGTAGTACACTATTGCGTGAAACAAAAACATTTATTGCTCGTGGCGCCAGTTATGCCGCAAAAGATGGCGAAACAGATGACTTGGTAATGGCAGCACTTTTAGTAGTGCGAGTTGCACAGCAGGTAGCACAATATGATGAAAGTACATACGATGAACTAAAGGATAGTTTCAGCGATGAGGAAGATTTAGCCCCAATGCCTTTCACGTTTTTGGTATAAATACTATATAATAGAGAGATATAAGAGATATGTTGAGTTCAGAATTAGTTGCAGAAAAGATTTTTAAGATACTCAAAGGCAACGGTCACAATTTAAAACTATATACAGACGAGGGTGCTGATACTGTAGACCCGTCTAAAGGTCGTCGTTTTTATATTACTGACAACGGCACAATGGTTAGTTTGGATGAGACAGAAAATACTCGTAAAATTAAAGTTAGTTTAGGCTCAAATGTTGATCATAGATCAATTAAAGAAACGCTAACCCAGATTAAAAATTTAGCAAATCGTAGTATCATAGAATATACACTAAAAAACTATACTAAGTCGATAGAGCCAAAAGACTTTGACTACCAAGCTCAAAAGGTAAAAGACATGAATCAAGATACAGTAAATGAAGGCATCGGAGCCGCATACGGAAGTAGCAAAAGTAGCTACCAAAAATTAGAAAGTGCTAGACTTGTTATCAAACATAATAAAGCAGTGAATGAAGAACAACGTGGATCACGTAGTAGAAATATTCAAGCTATCTACATTGAAAACAGCGAAGGCGAACGTTACAAGTTTCCAAGTAACAACTTAGCAGGCGGTAGAGCTATGCTACGTCACGTACAAGCTGGTGGTAATCCACATGATGACTTCGGTAAACATATTGCAGAACAATGTTCAGAATTAAAGAAACTTAAAGAGTTTAGACGTTATAGTGAAAAGAATGGACTTGTTAACGAAGATACAGCAGATATTGTAGAAGCAGTTATTGGACGTATTAACAGTATACGTGAAACACTAAATCGTATGAAGGGCGCAAGAACATATGCGTCAATGATCGAAGCATTTGAAGCCAAAGATGAGCAATTGGACGAAAATGGACTAGATGATATTAAAACAAAATTTACAGTACATCACTTTGATGAAAATGTAGAAGGCGCACTGCCTTATGTTCAGTCACTTGTAAGAGAAATGCAAGCAGTACGTGAACACAATACAAAAGTAGAGGAAACAATCAACAACCTTGTAAGTGTTGTTGAAAATGCTGGTAAAACAGTTTGGGTTAAAGAGGGCACTGATATTGTTGGTGATCCAGAAAACCCAATGAACCATGCATTTGAAGATTCTTCAGCACGAGCACAATTAGGTGCAGTGATGGAGTATATTGCTAACGTTCTTGATGAGAGCGAAAGCACAATGTCAAACTGTCTTGCAGAAGCAAGTAAATTGGTTGACAGCGTCAATAATGATGCTATACTGGGTAAATCAGCAAAAGCACTTGCTTCGTTGATGCCTAAGTTACAACCAAGTAGCAGTGAGACACAATTACATGCAGAAAATACTCAATGGGAAGATGATATCGTTAACGTACTCGAAGGTTACGATATTAACAAAATTTTTTAAAAAAACTGTTGACAAACACCTGCAGGTAACATATAATAGTGATAATAAGTACATTGTCACTTTAGGCAAACTTAGGCAAAAGTTGCAATACGCAACACACATAGGCAAAATATAGGAGAATAACTATGGCATCATTGGCAGAAATCAGAGCAAAACTACAGGCACAAGACACAAAAGGGTCTAATCAATCAAGCGGAGGCGGCGATAACGCAATCTATCCGTTTTGGAATATCGCAGAAAATTCAACAAGTGTAATTCGTTTCCTTCCAGATGGAGATACGAGTAACACATTCTTCTGGCGTGAACGTCAGATGATTCGTTTGGAGTTTCAAGGTATTGAAGGACAACCAGATAGTCGTCGAGTGACAGTAAATGTACCATGTAACGAAATGTGGGGAGCAGTAGGCAGTTGTCCAGTACTATCAGAAGTACGACAGTGGTTTAAAGATCCAGCATTAGAAGATATGGGTCGTAAGTATTGGAAGAAACGTTCATACGTATTCCAAGGTTTTGTAACTGAAAACTCTTTAGATGAAGAGGCACCAGAAAATCCAATTCGTAGATTTGTAATTAATCCAAGTATCTTCAATATTATTAAAGGTGCTCTAATGAGCAGTGATTTTGAAGAACTACCTACAGATTATGAAGGTGGTACAGACTTCCGTCTTACTAAAACAACAAAAGGTCAATACGCTGACTACAGTACAAGTACATGGGCTCGCAGAGAGCGTTCACTGAATACTGAAGAGCGAACAGCACTTGAAACACATGGGTTGTATAACTTAAATGATTATCTTCCTAAACAACCAAGCGAAGCAGAATTGGCAGTAATTGCTGAAATGTTTGAAGCTAGTGTTGATGGCAAGATGTATGATCCAGTACGTTGGGGTAATTTTTATCGCCCAGCAGGCGTACAAATTGATACGTCAAATAGTGCACCAAATAATGGTAGTGCGCCAGTAGCGGCACCTGCTCCAGTAGCAGAAGCGGCACCAACGCCAACACCAACACCTGCTCCAGAAGCGGCACCTGCTCCAGTAGCAGAAGCGGCACCAACACCAACACCTGCTCCAGTAGCGGCTGAAGGTGAAAAGCCAAGTGCACAAGACATCTTGGCGGCAATTCGCTCACGTGCATAATCCTTAACTACTGCTAGGGGCGGCAACTAGTCGCCCCATCACTTTTCTATTAGGAGATTATAATGGCTAGACCGTTTGATATTGCGAAATTTCGCAAAAGTATTACTAAGAGTGTGCCTGGACTTAGTACTGGATTTAGAGACCCTGACACATGGATCTCGACAGGTAATTATACACTAAACAAACTTGTAAGTGGTAGATTTGATGGTGGCGTTCCACTAGGCAAAGTATCAGTATTTGCAGGTGAAAGTGGTGCAGGTAAAAGTTTTATCTGTGCTGGTAATTTGGTGCGTGAAGCACAAAAGCAAGGTATCTTTACAGTGCTAATTGATACAGAAAATGCATTAGACGAGAAATGGTTACATGCATTAGATGTTGATACAGCAGAAGACAAATTGCTTAAACTAAACGTAGCAATGATTGATGACGTTGCAAAACTTATCAATGAATTTATGAAAGACTATAAGTCACAATATGCTGATAAAGACGAAACAGATCGTCCTAAAGTACTGTTTGTGATTGACAGTTTAGGAATGATGTTAACACCAACAGACATCAATCAGTTTGAAAAAGGTGACTTAAAAGGTGACTTGGGTCGTAAGCCTAAAGCACTTACAGCACTTGTTCGTAACTGTGTAAACATGTTTGGTGACTATAACGTAGGCCTAGTAGCAACTAACCACACTTATGCAAGTCAGGATATGTTTGATCCAGATGATAAAATTAGTGGCGGCCAAGGCTTTATCTATGCTAGTAGTATTGTTGTTGCAATGCGCAAACTCAAACTTAAAGAAGATGAGGAAGGCAATAAGATTAGTGAAGTTAAAGGTATCCGTGCCGCATGTAAGGTTATGAAAACTCGCTACAGCAAACCTTTTGAAAGTGTACAAGTTAAGATTCCATATGAGACAGGAATGTCTCCATATAGTGGGCTTGTAGACTTGGCTGAAGGAAAGCAAGTATTAAAGAAAACAGGCAATAGGTTATCTTACACTGATAAAGAAACTGGCGAAGAGATACTACAATTCCGCAAAGCGTGGGAGCGTAACGATAATGGGTGTTTAGACCTTATTATGAAGCAATGGGACGACACAGAAGTGGATCAAGTAGTAGAGGATATTGAAGAAGAACTAAATAACACACAACCAATATCTGAGGAAAACACTGCTTATGAAACTAAGTGAAGACGAAATTGAACAAATAGTAAATCTTTGGATGGCTGTTAAATCATACATTCCTGCAAAAGACAAATATGATGCTTGTCACAAGTTTTTAATGACACTTGAAGATAGTATGGATATTGAAGAAGTAGCAGATGAACTAGTTGGATTTGATAGTACAATTGATAAAGTTATCCGAGACAATTATATTGAACATGTAGACTTTGAAGAATACAATGAAGATGATGAATGGTAAATGAGCTGGTTTAACGATATACGAAAAGATATCAGTAAAATTATCCCTGCAATTGATTACTACGAAAAAGAATTAGACGAAGCACGTAAAGAGTGTGGCCTTAAAGGCAGTGTTGAAAGACATTCACGAGACATGCCTGGTATAGTTGAATATCGTTTTAATCAGTTGCAGGAGATAGAAGCAATACTAGAATATCTGAATATTGAACTTCGTAAAATAAAAACACAAAAATATAAAAAGTTCCTAGAGCATTATAATCGTGCTCTAAGTAGCCGTGACGCTGACAAGTATGCAGAAGGGGAACCAGATGTTATTGATCAGCAACACATTTGTAATGAGTTTGCTTTGATCCGTAACAAGTATATGGGACTTATTAAAGCACTAGATACCAAAGGTTTTCAGATTAACAACATTGTAAAATTAAGATCTGCAGGATTAGAAGATATTTCACTTTAGGGCTTGACAACCAAGACGTCTTACTGTATATTATAAGAGTAAGTTAACAGAGGGTTATCATGCTTTATAGTGTAATCGGCGGTACTAAAAAAGAACGACAACTGGTAACAGATGCATTATGGTTTGCCAAAGACTATTGGTTACCACGGCATCGTAACTTAGCAGTTGACGTAGAAATTGCTCCTAATTTGGGTGCAGAAGCTGATGTACTGGAAGGCGATGATGAACGTGAGTATGAAATTCGTGTTCGTGGTGGTCTTGAAACAGAAGACTTAGTTACTGCAATCTTTCATGAATTCACACACATTAAGCAACATATACGCAACGAACATCCAATGTTTGAATGTAGTGATATTCCATACATGGATCGTCCATGGGAAATTGAAGCATTTATTGAGCAAGAAAAAATGTTAAAAAAATACAAAAAAAGTTAAATTAAGTGTTGACACCAAGACATATTGGTGCTAAAATGTATGTATAAGTTAAGCAATTAGGAGATAGCAAATGGCATATGTATCACAAAAAGACAAAGCAGAACTTGCACCAGGTATCAAAGCAGTACTTAAAAAGTATAAAATGAAAGCCAGCATTAGTGTTCGTAATCATTCAACACTTTGTGTAAACATTCGTGCAGGTGCTATTGACTTTAGTGATTACTTTACACATGGTGATGGTTATATCCAAGTTAACGAATACTGGATTGATAGCCATTATGATGGTGTCAAGCGTGACTTTCTAAATGAGCTGTTAGCGGCTATGAAAGGTCCAAAGTATTTCAACAACGATGACGCAATGACTGATTACTTTAGTCGTTCACACTATACTGATATTAATGTTGGTAAGTGGAATAAAC